GACTTTATTACAGATTTAAAAGACTTTGCAGACTTACAAAATTCTTTTGTCGCTGGTTATATTCCTGATGACTTTACAGAGCAAATGGAGAGCTTTACAGACAAGTTATTGATACTTTGGGTAGATTGTAACGGAGGACTGCAAAACGCCTTAGACGATAAAACAGAGCTTCCTACAACTAACGAGTTAATCAATATCTTCTGTAAAACTGTTTTTATTAAAGAAAAAGAGGAAACGGAAGACGATACAGTCTTCTTTTCTTCTAGTTCATTGATTAAGAAAAAGAAAGATACTGTAAAGGAAAATAAAACTTTGGAACTTTTGACTGTTTTAGGCAATAATGAAATTGATATAACACAGTTCATGGAAATGGAACTAGAACTTGTTTATAAAATAATCGAACTTATTGCAGAGAAAAAGAAAGAGGAAAAAGAAAAAGAGAAAAGGCGTAAAAGAAAGGGTATGTAATGGCAAGTAATGCAACATTTGAGGTCGAGATATACGGTAATACAACGAAATTCGAGAACTCACTTAAAGGCGTTAATACCGCAATGTCAGGGCTTAGAGGAGAAGCTAAAAACTTACGTGAAGCTCTAAAACTTGACCCCACAAATACCGGGAAAATGGCGCAATTGCAGAAGAACTTACAAACGCAGTTGGGCTTATCACGTGACAAAGCAACAAAATTAAAAGAAGAACTTTCTACGGTTGACAAAGGGACGTCAGCAGGTCAAAAGAAATGGCTACAACTTACTAGAGATTTAGGCACAGCAGAAACACAAGCTAATAGGCTAGAGGGCGAAATTAAGCAAGTCGAGGGTGCTATTAGTTCAGGCTCTTGGAACATTGACGCTAAAATGGATACTAAAGGCGTTAATAGCGGAATTGAGGGCATGAAGTCACGCTTTAGCGGTCTTAGAGAGATTGCTGTTGGTGCATTCAGACAAATCGGTGCAAGTGCTGTTAGTGCTGTCGGTAATGGCTTAAAAGACTGGGTATCTAACGCAATGGCTACTCAAAAAGCCATGATTTCATTGCAAAATACAATGAAGTTCAAAGGCAATGCAAAAGACTTTGACTATGTAAGCAAATCTATGCAGAATCTTGCTAAAGATACAAATGCAAATACCGAAGATACTTTAAAACTTTCAACAACGTTCATTGGTTTAGGCGATAGCGCTAAAAAAGCGGTCAGTAAAACAGAAGCATTAGTAAAAGCTAACCAAGCATTTGGTGGTACTGGCGAAAACCTTAAAGGTGTAGTTCAGTCTTACGGTCAAATGTCGGCAGCTGGTAAAGTTACGGCTGAAAATATTGGACAATTAACCGATAACAACACAGCTCTTGGTTCTTCTTTAAAAGACACTGTTATGAAAATGAACCCCTCATTACAGCAATACGGTTCTTTTAATGACGCTGTTTCAAAAGGCGCTGTTTCGATGGATATGCTCAACAAGGCTATGGAAAAAATGGCTAAAGGTTCGGGCGGTGGAATCAAAACTATTGGGGACGCGTGGGACAGCTTCAACGAAACAATGTCAATTGCTTTAGTGCCTACTTTGAACGCTTTAACACCTATCATTAGTGGCTTAATAGACCAGATGTCTGACTGGGGCGAAAGTGCTGGTAAAGCTGTAACAAATGTAGTTAAGTATTTCCAAGACTTGTTTCAAAAACTGCAAGAAAATGCAGCCACTTTAGCATTTTTAGAGGCTTGGGATAGCATAAAAAGTGCATTTGGTTCCATAGTTTCTATTATAGGGAACGTCATAAATTCATTTCTTGGAATAAATACAGAAACAACAAAAAACGCAACAAGTATAGATAACGTAGCAAAAAGCATAGCTGTATTTGCTGGTAAATTTTCAGAAGTCACGAAAAAAATAGCTGATTTTCTGCAAAAAATTAGTGAAAGTAAAAGCGCAATAGATACTTTAAAAGTAGCTTTAGCTGCTTTGGCTAGTATATTCGTTGCTTTGAAAGTTATTGATGGAATCATTAAGGCTTTCGAGATATATAATAAGGTTGTTGAAGCTGGTACAATTATACAAGGAGCTTTCAATGCTGTAATGGCTATGAATCCATTCGTGGCTCTTGGCATAGCAATCGCAGCCATTGTTGCTGGTTTAGTTTACTTCTTCACTCAAACCGAAACAGGTAAAAAGGCTTGGGGTAGTTTCGTAGACTTCTTAAAGAGTGCATGGGACGGAATAGTTTCATTCTTTAGCGGTATTGGTCAATGGTTTGCTGATATATGGAACGGAGTAGTCGACGGAGCTAAAGGCATTTGGCAAGGCTTAGTCGATTGGTTCAGTGGAATTGTACAAGGTGTTCAAAATATTTGGAACGGAATAACAACATTCTTTACTACCTTATGGACGACTGTTGTTACTGGAATTCAAACAGCATGGGCAGGAGTTACAGGGTTCTTCACAGGGCTATGGGACGGAATAGTAAATGTTGTTACAACTGTATTTACAACCATTGCTTCTTTAGTGACAGGTGCTTATAACTGGTTTGTTACAACTTTCCAACCTTTAATTAGTTTCTTTCAATCTATATTTGGGTTAGTTGGATCAGTAATTAATTTAGCATTCCAACTTATATTGGCTATTATTCGCGGTGCTTACCAATTAGTTATCGGAGCGTGGAACGGCATATCAGGTTTCTTTGGTGTAATATTTAACGCAGTTAGTTCAGTAGTTTCAACAGTATTTAGCGCCATAGGTAGCTTTGCTGGTTCAGCTTGGAATGTACTGGTTGGCGTATGGAATGCAGTAGCTGGCTTCTTTAGTGGCATATTTAACGCTGTTAGTTCAGTAGTTTCAACAGTATTTAGTGCAATCGGAAGTTTTGCTTCTAGCGCTTGGGGAGTAGTTTCATCAATATGGAGTGCAGTATCAGGCTTCTTTAGTGGCATATTTAATGCAGTTAGTGATGTTGTTAGTGGAGTGTTCAGCGCTCTTGGTGGCTTTGCTTCAAAAGCTTGGGGAACAATAACAGATGTATTCAACGGAGTAGCTGATTTCTTTAAGGGAGCGTTTGACGGTGTTAAAAATATAGTTAGCGGAGTATTCGACGCTTTTGGAAAATTTGCTTCTAATGCTTGGGACGCAATAACAGGAGTGTTTAACGGTATTGGTGACTTCTTTAGTGATATATTTGGAGGAGTCAAAAAAACGATAGACAGCGTTCTGGGCGGTGTAACAGATACAATTAACAATATCAAAGGTTCAATTGATTGGGTTGCAAGTAAAGTTGGCGGACTATTCAAAGGTTCTATGGTAGTAGGCTTAACAGATGTCAATTTATCTTCTAGCGGTTACGGTTTAAGCACTAACAGTGTATCAAGCGACAATAGAACATATAACACATTTAACGTGCAAGGCGGTGCTGGTCAAGATGTTTCTAACTTAGCGCGTGCAATCAGACGAGAATTTGAACTAGGGAGAGCTTAATGGTAAGACAGTATAAAATACATACTAACTTAGACGGAACAGACGACAAAGTTTGGGACGTTACAAATGGAAAAGTTAGATTTTACCAGCCCTCTAATTTAGGGTTACAATCAACTAATAACATCTGGCAAAGTAATGGTATTGGAGTAATGGGAAAACGCTCAATTACTCAACCACAAATAGAGTTTAAGCTAGAAACGTTTGGAGAAAGTTTAGAAGAAAATTATCAATTAATGAAAGACTTCGTAAACGATATTCTTAGCAAAAAATTCGTTACACTTGAATATCAAACAGAAATTTTTCAGGTGTATGCTGATTTAGCTTTAGCAGATGTCACAAAGACAGAGGGTTACGGTAAGAACGGAACTTTCAGCGAAAAGATAACTTTCGATGTAGTTACAAAGTGGTATACTTACGAAAATTTAACTTTTGACATGATTGAAAATGGTAAAGTTCTTTCTGGTAAGTCTAAAATTTATGGAGGAACCGCACCAGGAGACTATAAGTATATCGAAGGAACTTCTTACACTTATTATGGGGAAAGTGACATAGGCCGTTTAAGCCGTTGGGAAATAAAAGAAAAAATATTTAGTTTTATGGGGATATTATATCCGAAACTTCCTAAAACACCTGCTGGAGTTAGATTTTTAGACGATGTTGGAAACGAATATACTGCAATTGTGTTTAAGACGGAACAGGTACAAGATTATATTTTAATTAATACAGATGTAAATGACGAATTTTATCAAGGCTGGAAGGGTACAACTGTACTAAACTTATTCCCTGTAATGAACTTTGAGCGATACAGAACTCGTATAATTGAAAAAGGTCAAATGGAGCTAATTAATTTAAGTAAGGCAGAGCTTAAAATCAAGAGAAAGGCGGACTTTATTTAATGTTAGAAGCTAACGTTTATGATAACTTTAACCCTAACTATTACAATATATCTGATTTCAGAATGCCTAATGGTAAAAAAGAAAAAAGAGGCCTTCCAATACCAAAGGCAAGATGTCAAGTTATTGATTACGAACTGTGGGAAACAGGCTATCTTTACACTTCATCAGCTACATTGACCGTTTCGGTAGAAGTTGGCGATATTGTTCAAGTACTTTTTCCTGAAGTTGTTCCAATTGAAGAAGCTCTAGGTAAGAGGAAAAAGCTGAATTTAGATATGGTTTACCTTGTGACCGATGTAGACGAAAGTAATAAAGCTACGTTAAAAAACTACTTTTGGGCAATGATTGAAAGTCTTGACGTTCCAAACACAATAGCCAAAAAGACAAACTCTGATATCATTAATTATTTAATTGACCCTAATAAAAATGATTTAATGAGTTATGGTTATTTCTTTAATTCAAGTATCTTTGCTGGAAAGGCTACAATTAATCGTAAAGCGGAAACTTCATCAGCTCATGATGTAGCAAAAAGGATATTTTCCAAGGTTCAATTTCAACCAACTACAACCATTCAACACGCTCCATCTGAAACAGACCCTAGAAACTTGTTATTCATTAACTTTGCTTCAAGAAACTGGAATAGAAAAAGAATCACGACAAGGGTAGATATTAAGCAAAGTGTGACAATGGACACGGAAACAATAGTAGAACGTTCAGCTTATAATTTTGCTGTTGTGTTCGTTAAAAATAAAGCAACAGATGACTACACAGACCCTCCTAAAATGTACACAGCAAAAAATAACGGAGATGTCATTGATTATAGCACTTATCATGGAGACGGAACAGACTTGCCAGATGTAAGGACAACCAAAACATTGTTTTATGATAGAGATGACCACGGAAACCCTCCTGAGTTGTCTACTATTAAGGTTGAAATTTCTCCCTCTACAATCGTCACAAGGTTATTCTTTAATCAAAATGAACTTTTTCCTTTGTATGTTAATGACTTAGTAGATATTTGGTACGAGGGCAAGCTATATTCAGGATATATAGCAGATAGAGTTAAAACAGAGTTCAATGATAGACTTATTTTTGTAGGAAGTGGAGACAAACCGAATGTTATATGAGTATGTAGCTACTTATGGCGACAAATATAGAATAGATAGCTTTAAAGGGCATAGAGAGCTTCGTAAAGACCACTTAGAACTATTGCAAGGTAAAGTGTACTATAATAGTAAAAACACGCTTAGAATCGAGACCACGCTCTTGTATGAAGTCGGACAATTTGTATCAATTGGTGGTTATCCTTATGGCGGTAGAAAATTTAGATTGTTAGAGCTATCAATTACTGATAACCCAGTTTTAGATAAAGCGGAAATAATTTCAAGAAAGGTTAAAAATGACAATTAAAAACTTCACGTTTTTCAGTCCAAATGGTACAGAGTTTCCAGTCGGTTCTAATAATGACGGAAAACTATACATGATGTTGACTGGAATGGGCTATAGAACAATTAGGCGCAAAGATTGGAAAAGTCCATTAAATACAGCCCTTAACGTGCAATATGTTAACACATCAATCATTGCAGGCGGGAGGTATTTTGAACTATTGAATGAAACTGTTGCCTTAAAAGGTAATGCAGTTAATTATATCCATGCAAATATTGACTTAACGCAAACAGCAAACCCTGTAAGTTTATCAGCAGAAACATCAAATAATAGTAACGGTGTTGATATAAACAACGGTTCTGGCGTTTTGAAAGTTTGTTTTGATGTTGTTACGACTTCAGGAACTGGTGTAACAAGCATTAAGCCAATTCTTCAGACTAGTACTTTAGATAGTATTTCTGCAAATGATATATCACTTAAAGGTTCAATTTCTGCAAATGATATGTCACTTAAAGGTTCAATCAGTGCAAATAATATATCACTTAAAGGTTCAATCGATGTACCAACTGAAATGTCGACAGTTAAAACCGGAAATGGTTTGCTGTTGCAACTCACTAAAAAGAACGATGATTTAGTAATTGTTAGACTCTCTGGTAGTGTATCAAATACAAAAACTGGCATTAAAATGTCTGGATCATGGGTAGATAGAGAATTTCGTCCAGCTGTTGTTCAAAGTATTGTTGGTCATTTTGCTGGAAGAGATACTTCTTTCCATATTGACATAGACCCAGACGGTAGTATTACTTGGTGGGGAGCAAATATTGATAAAACACCTATTGCAACACGTGGTAACGGAAGTTACTTCATTAAATAACAAAATAGAAAGCGAAACAAAATGGTAACTAGAATGATTTTAATAACTATCTTAATTTTAGCGATTCTTTTCGCTACATGGGTAAAAGATAGAGAAGCAATGAACCCACCTTTCAAACATAGACTTGTGATTGACTTAACGGTTATTTTATCCCTGTGGGTTTTGTATGCAGTATTTTACTTCACTCAAACTCCCTCAACTTCTGATATTGCTAAAACTGTGATTAATGTAGCTTTGTTATACTTTGTAGGACAGTTTATTTATTTAATCGCAAAAATCAGTCCTATGTTCGACGGTTTGGTTAAACTTATGAAAAAGAACGGTGTAAGTGTTCCAGAAGTAGAAGAAGAACAAACGGAGGATAAAAAAGAATGAATATAACTAATGCTGGTGTACGTGGTTATAACCCTACTGGGGTTGTAATTCACAATGACGCTGGTTCGAATGGTGCTAACGCTGGCTTCTACAACAACTGGTTACCTAATCATAACCCTGAAAATGGCTTTGCTCATGTCTACATTGCTTCTGACGGAAGATTACAGGCTTCTGATTTCTCTAATATGGCATGGCATTGTGCCAACTCGTACGGTAATGCTAACTATGCAAGCTGGGAAGTATGCCAATCAGAGGGCGATTTAAACCAGTTCTTGAGAAATGAGCAAGCGGTACTAGATGACGTGGCTAAGTACATGAAACAATGGGGGTTAACTCCTAATCGTGATACTGTTAAACTACATCAAGAACTTTCAGCAACTTCATGCCCTAGACGTTCAGTAGAAGTACACGGAGGCACGTTAGAGAGTTGTCGCTCATACTTTATCACAGAACTAAACAAGCGCCTTACAGGACAAACTAGTGGCACAGTCGCAGTAAACAATACACAAACAAATACAGAATTAGAGGACGACGATTTAATGAAATTTACATATACAAATGGCGATAAAACAACTTACTACTTTAATGGCGAAAAAGTTATCGCTCTATCACACCCAGACCAATTGGCAATTGTTCGTAAAACTTATAAAGAAACAACTGGCAAAGACCTTAAAAACTTCGATTGGAAAGGTTCGCCTATTGATATTCGTTTCATGCAAGCTAACGGAATCGACAAACCAATCATTGCTAAAAAATAATACGAAAAAGGCCCTCACTTAATTGTGGGGCTTTCTTTGTTCGGTATCACTTCATCTTTTTCACTAACATGTTGACTTCCTCTATTATTAGATCGTTAAGTTTCCTCATCGTGTTCTCTTGCGATTCTGTCAACTTAGGCTTGTTTTTCAGCTTCAACTCTTCGTTGATTTTCTTCACTAATTCGTTGTTCTTCAAGTGATTTCTCCTTAGCTTACCTGATTGATAGCTTCAATAATATTATTGCCGGCATTTATTAGAATTTCATCACTTACAATTACATTCTTTCTTGAAAATAGTTCGTTCTCAATCTTCATAAAGTGCATTGCTTTAGCTAAAAATTGAGCAGATGATTCATAATATAATGTTTCTAGCTCATCATCTGAAAGCTGTGTTAAATCATCATTAGCAAAAGTTGTAAGTTTTCGCTTAATCTCTTTGCCATTGTCGTCTTCCTCTACGTAAAAACGTTTCATCTATTCATACCTCTAATTTCAAATTTTTCAATAATATACCTTTTAGAGCCAAGCTCAAGGCTCACTAGATAATTATTAAAAGGGTCATTCTTGTTCAAGTCATTAGCGATCTTTCTAGCTGTTGACCGTGGATATTTTTAACTATTAATCTTCCTTGTGTACTTGTGTAATATTATCTCATTGCCTCCCTTTGCATTTTACGCTTCAATCGTTGCTTATATAGATATTCTTTGCTTGGTTCTAAACTAGACAATATCTCATCTAGTAAGTCAAACGCTTCTCCGTTATCTCCTACGCTATCAATTTTTTAAGTGTAAGCTCGTGCATTTCATCATCATTTAAAAACATAGTAAGATAAGGGAATGCTACGGTATTTGGCAAGCTCAAGCGTGATTTAGTTATTCTTAGGTTAGGATATTTACCTGTTTCAGATTTAACTTTTAACTCAAATTGATTCATTGCGATACCTTGTTCCTCTAGTACGCTAGTAATTCTTTCATATAATTCTTCATTTGTCATTTTATTTATCTACTTTCTTAACCATTAGTTGCTCATACGCTGAAGTTGTTCCGTTCCATAACCTTGTTTGAATATCTCCCACACGTTCAAAACCTTTATTTTCTAAAGCACTAATTTGTTTACCTAAACCTTTCAAACTAAAAGCTACAGCTCTCTTATATTTATCTTTAGGCTTCTTGTTAAATAATTTAATCATCTTAATTCTCCTTAATTTTTTATATATACTATTATATTAAACTTCTTTTAAATTGTCAAGCGATAACTTCAGTAATTTCAGTTATTTTTTTAACTAAACAATTAGAAGCTATATCAGATTTTTCTACAAAATACTTAAAATCAAACGCTTCTCTCTTTGTATAATATTTTTTATTTTTAACGTTGTAAAAACCTGTTATATCTTTTTCTAACCATTCTACTTTATAATATGTAAATTCATTATTCATTATCCAATTACTCCTGTCTTAATATTTAGTCTTTGCTGACTTGATAAGTGATATGAATTGCACCACTTGCAGTAATAAGCTCTTACTGGTATCTTATCACCTTTCTTTTTATTATGCTGTGCATTTGCTATTGAATATAAAGCACCCATTTTTGTGTATTTGCGTTTCTTACACATAATCTAACCACTCCTTAATCGTAAATAATTCAAAGCCATTTAGTTTGCTTTGTTTTTCAATTTCTACTTGATTTCTATCTAGGTCTATCAGCAGTTCAATTACAGGTCTACCATTATCAAGCCACCTGATGACTGTATTAGTTTTAAGACCAAAATACTTAGCACATTGAGCCTTACTGCTGAAGTGTAGTTCTTCTTCCGTTGTAGGGTTATAAGCTACGACCTTTATAGCTTTTTGTGTTGCCATTGTTTAATCCCCTTTCTATAAAACAATATTATCAAATTACTTTATATTTGTCAAGAATTAACTTTAGACCTCTTCAATAAATTCCAAGTATCTTTCATCAATCGCTTTTATCTCTTCTTTCGTGAACTCTGATTTAAAGTTATTTCTTTCTTCTTTAAACCCTAGGAAGAGAAACTTATTCCCTAGCTCGTTTTTAAAAGAGTTTAAATATCCTTTTTTGTTGTTCATCAATTTAACATTGTATTTTTCATTTGTATCTCCTTAATTTCTATAAGACTATAATATCAAAAAAAGTTCACACTGTCAAGCATAAACTTTATTTTCAATTATTCTTCGCCTTTCCATTGTTTGAAATCATCAGCTATATCTTGTGCAAAGCCCATAATGTCGTCAGCAGTGTATTCTGTAAGCTTATTCTCGTTACTTAAGTTAGCAAGTTCTCCTGCATAGTCTAAAGCCTTGTTACGGTCTTTGTCGTAGCTTTCACCCTCTTTCTTGCCAGCTCTCACTAGATACTTTAATACCTGCATTGTATACCAGCCTGCAAGCTCTTCATGGTTAAAATGATGTTTAAAGTATTCGTTAAGTTCCATACCGTATTCATTGGCATAGTGCTTATTTGTACCATAATTCATTAGATGTTACCCCCAATCCATGCAATAAGCAACGTCGCAAGCATACCTATCCAAGTGATAGCGATAAGTGTAAGGCCGACACCTGCAACAATCATTAAAGTTTTTACTGTATCTTTCATTTTGTTCTCCTCTATTTATAACTCTATTCTATCAAATTACTTTTACTTTGTCAAACATTAACTGTTTTTAACCATAAATACCTTTTCTGACTTTCTTCTCGTCTAACTTAAGCATTATTCCTTGTCTTTCTATTTTGGTAAAATTTATTCCATTTTTCTATAAGTGCCAGCAACTTAGGTTCATCATATTCGGTAAATAGTTCAACCTGTGATGTAAACCAGCAGTGTAGACAGCGATCGCAACTATAACAGATGTTCACGTATCCTCTACAATCTTTGCAAACTCCTAAACCATTACTCATTGGTATATCGAAGCAGTGGCAATATCTTTTGTCATTAAAGTATTTTTGTTTCATTGTTACCTTTCTAGTTTATTCTATACCTTAACTATATGTATTATTATATCAAAAAAACTCTAAGCTGTCAAGCCTAAAGTTTTTATTCTTAATATTATTGTTCTTTCAATTTATTCTTGAACCAAATGATTCGTTCTTTGAACCAAGCGTCAACTCCTTCAGGACGTAGCCATTTACCTTGTTTAACTCCATTCTTTTCCATGAACTCAATCACTTTAGTTGGAGTTTCTGGTTCGTCCCACATATTATATTTTGCTGAATGGTATTTACTAAACATTTCAAGCGTTTCGATGTAGCTATCTTTCAGAAGTTCCGTATCAAGCAATTTTTGGGCTTTCTCAGCACGTTTAGCAAGTCGTTCGTTAGCTTGTTCCAGTTGTTCCTTTTGTCGCTGTAAGCTCAAATTATGGTTAATATAAGCAATTTGCTGTGCATGTCGTCCAAGTTTGCCTTGTGTATTAAGCTCGATCAGTTTAGCCATTCCCTCGCCAAGAATTTCATCAGCCACAAAGTTATGTTTATATTTTTTATTTGTGTTGCGTACATAGTTGTCAAGCGTTTGTTTAATTTTAAGTTTTTTGTGTAGCTCTCTTAATGTTGTCAATTTAATACTCCCTCATATATTTTACCAAACTTTAAAGCGTTAATTTTAACTAACTGCTTCAATTCTGATATAAATTGCTGTTCTCCGTCAAAGTCAAATGGCATTGATACGTTTTCCTTGATCCAAGCGAAAGCTCCGTCAAAGTCTTGTCTTAATAAGCTCATTTTATCCACGATGTCGATAATTTGCTCTCTCTCTTCTTCTGTGTACATGTAACCACCTTTCTAGAAAGGAAGTTCTGATTCATCAACTTCAACAGGTTCAGAACCACCAAATAAGTCTTGTTTAGCTTGTGATTGACTACTATTATCATTAGTGATAAATACTTTTTCAACCGTAGGGAAAACAAAGTTATAATTTACGTATTCTCCTGATTCCTTGGCTTGTACACGACCGCTGACCGTTACTGTGTCACCTAATTGAATGAAGTCAGGCAAGAAAGCCGAACCGTACGCAACTTTTACATTCGAACCCTTTTCTTTTTCAAATAAAGGTACTGAAATAATTTTCTTATCGCCTTTTGCTGTGTTTACTGTTCGTGTATTCTTTTCGTTTACTTGTGCTGTTACTGTGATAATTGCCATTTTTTATTTTCCCTCTGTTGCTTTCCAAATTGTCATAATATCAAAGATTTCTTTTTTAGTCTTTGTTTTAAGTAGTTCCATATCAGGATATCCAAGTTCTTCAGCTCGTTTTAGTGCTGGCTGGATCTCACGAAGTCGTTGCTTTTCTGCTTCCAGCTCTTTTTGCTCTTCTGTCAAGTCAGGAAGGTCTTCATTCATATAGATATATAAACCTAAACCGTGCCTTGCGATTGCTTTTACTAAACAGCGTTGAATTGCTTTATTCACGTCCATTGAAGTAATTTTTTCAAGCGGAATTGACTGGTTACGATAGTCCATCACAGGAAGATGCTCAATGTGCTCTAACCCCTCGATAGTAACTCCAACCTCAACCCAAGCTGTGCGACCGTCTGTGTGGTAATTCCAATCATCCTTGTTCTTATAAATCTTGTTTGTTGATTCAGGATATATTTTTTTTACTTCTGCCCAAGCAAATGCCCAGCTTAAATAGTCAAGATTATTCTTTTTGCTCTTTTTATCATTAACATTAATGACGCTTAATTTTTCAAATACGCTCATTTTTTCCTCCATTTGAAGCGGCCAGCACTTTTTCTTTTTCCGTTGCAACAACTGCTTATATTTGTTCTTGAAACTCCTGTTTCTCGTTCTGCTTGTCTGATTGATTCAAATTCATTTAATACATTGTCATTTAAGTCTAATTGAATAACTTTTTTGAAGTTCTTTTCAGCAATCCTTTTTGTTCTAGTGCCATGTATGGCGTTTTCTCTTTCAGTGCACCATTCAAGATTACTTAAATCGTTATTTAACTTATTTTCATCAATGTGGTTAATTTGAGGCTTTTTTCCAGGGTTGTCTATAAAAGCAGTTGCTATAATTCTATGTAAATATAGAAACTTCCTTTTATTATTTTCGTACAAGCCATGCCTTAAATATCCATTTTTATTAAGAGAAGGTTTAATTATTCTTCCGCTTTTTATATTTCTAACTTTGCCTAGATTAGATACTTCATAATTTTCAAAGCCCTCAATTTTAACAAAAGTTTCAAATACACTCATTCGACAATCTCTTCTTTCCAACCTTGGTTTTTAAGCTCTAAGGCTTTTATCAAATCAGATTCACTAGATAAATAAAACTCCGAAGCATAGTTTTTTGACAAAGTATGAAAAGCATGCCCAAAGTAAAGTTTACCTTTCTCGCTTGAATGATTTGCTTCATTAAATTCTAAATACATTACTGACACTTTTTCCTGTGCTATATCTGAAAGCTCATAAAAGTTATCTTTCTCTTTTTTAAGTTTTTCAGTAACTTTTTTCACAACTTCTTCAAGCTGTTTTTCATCAAACTTAATATTAATTGTTTCCATTTTCTCCTCTTTCTACAATGAAGACGTCGCCTTGTCTTGTAATTTCAATATTATACTTAAGCATAGGCAGGATCCAACCTTTTTCCCAGTAGTTCCACAAGTCATTTATCAAGCCATATAAGCACTCGTTAGGCTCTGCCCTATACTTTGTTTCGTTCATTTCCTCAAGCTCTTTAGATAGCTTTCTGACACCTCTAGCGTAATGTTTACTAGCTTTTTCTTCTGCCCTTAAACTTTTGTAGTTGCTTTTCATATATGAACTTTCTAATATCGTCTTTCTGCTGTTTTTCCTCTTTATCAGACCAACTAACTTTTTGGCCTTTTCGCTTGCCACTTTGATAAACTCGTCTGTTATCATCAGGAAAGCCATTTTTTTCAAAGTACATTCTAGCATATTCAAAGTAATTTAAGCTGTTGATGTACTGCTGACTATCCTTTTTGTGATAATTAAGAGTTATCAATCGTCTTTCAGCTAGTGATTCAAAAGATGTTATCATACTTCTTCTTCAACGAAACCTAAAGCTAACAAAGCTTTATATTCCTCGCTCCCTTCTTTAACTTCAAGAGCATCTTGCTCGAATTTTGTTAATTGTTTAGACTGTCCAGCATAATATAATGCAGTTCCTCCGCTACTATCAGAAAAGTTGTAAAACTTAAATTTAGGTTCAATAACTTCATAACCGTTAATGACAGCTTCAACCATTTTCAATTGCTCGTAACACTCAAAAGCACTACTTGGACATTTATCGCCGCCTATCCAATTGTATCCATAACCAAAACGAGTAATGTGACAAAGCGCTCGTTTTTTGTTTATTTCATCTTCAAGGTTTCCAAAAGTTTCAAGATAATCAGCTTGTTTTTGCGTTAATTTAACTACCATTTGTTAGTTCTCCTTTATTTCTATATATACTATTATACCAAAATTAATTATCGTTGTCAAATATTAGATGATATTTTTTTATTTATTTCTACTTTTAGTTGTAATGCCCTAATCAATGCACGCTTAGAATAATCATTTTCGCAAGCTGCATGCAATTTTTTCGACTGTCTGACTAGAAATTCAGCACGTCCAAGCCATACTTTGAAAAGTTCGTCATTATGCCATTCTGCTTTTACCATTTCATCTAATGCACGATATAACCAACCGTACACTTCAGCGTGTAAAATAATAGCTTTGTTCTTGTAGTCGTTCATTGAGTTCATTTTTTGCTCTCTCTATTAATTTAAAGTCATCACTGTATAAAACAGGTTTTGAATATTGTTCATTCATGTTAAACCTTGAATAATAGTCATAGAAGTATTCATTTACTTTTTCATGGTAATAAACAACGTATTTTTTATCACTCATTTTCTGTTACTTTTCCTTTCTCTTTAGCTAAGTCTAAGAAAGCCTGTGCCGATTCTTTCGTCGTTTCGATTGGAGTTTCAACCTTTACTTTTTCTATTAGTTCGCTATCAGGTTCTTTCTTATCTTGTTCGATTGATGTAAAAGCCGAGCCAACATATCCCCAAAGAATCTCATTATTAAATGCAAAGTTTCTAGCAAATACTTTCATGATAGAATATCTGTTTTTAGTCTTACTATTAATTTTAGGCGACATAGTAAAGGCAACCTCATACCATGCTGGAATAGTCGTAGCTCCTAATATATGGCTCGGAATGATACGGAAGTCACGTTCTGTCAAAGATTGTTCGCCAGCTTGTTTTCTAGCATGTGCCACAATCATAAAGGTCACATACTTGTCGTGCTTCACATCTAAAGTATTTCTAAGGTTAGTAATTCCTCTTAGGACTTCTGCCATTGGTTGGTTTGCATTGATTACCTCATTGTCTTCTAATAAGTCTTTAAGAGGGTCTAAGATAACAAGTCCAATGTCTTTTTCTAGTATGAAGTTATATAGCTCTCTAAGCCCTACATTGTGCTTTTTCCCTTGGCTGTCATATTTCCATGTATCAAGTTTGAAAGCTCCACCATGTAAGAAATATAAGTTATCAGGACTATCTCTTCTTGAACCTTTCAAGCGTTGATGTTCTGTCAGTCTGCTATTCTCATTCTGAATAAATAACACGTTAGTTTTAGTTGTTTCTCTGCCAGCGAACGGTTCTCCTAGTGCCATTGCCTGCGCTAAATCTTGAGCTAGTGATGACTTCATACTCTTCTCACTACCTGTTATAAGACCAAGTGAACCTTTAGGCAAAATATCTTGTACATTCCAAAGCAAACCTCCTGCAAAGTCTTCTGATTCTTTAAGTTCTTTAGCTGTGCTTACTTTATCAAATAAATTCAATTTTCATGCCTCTCAATTTATAATCTTTTTTTAATCCTACGACTAATGCCACCTGGTTTTTTCTCAATTTAGTCACTAGTTACCTCCATTGGCTCTGATTCTACGCAATAAACTTTGAACGGCTTTTCTTCTTTTGCTCCATTTCCGAAAAATAGCTCCCATTGATAATTTAATAAAACACAAGTCTTAATAGCTTCGTGTTTTTTTGTATAAAGAGATAATCGTTTTCCGCTATAATTTTTAGCCACTGTGTCTTTATCAGTTGTTAGTGCCACATAGTAAATTTTCATTTATTTCTCCTTTTCTTATATCATGATATCAAATTATTTTATATTTGTCAATACTTAATTCCATTTTTTTCTTTTATGAATTTGTTTATACTATCTTGATTTAATCGTTTAGATATTATTTGAACCAAGATAAATCAATTTCATTAGCTAAATCAGCAATTTCTTTCAAGGCTTCTTCGTCTGTCATGCTTTTTAAATCACATTCTTTAAGTTTGCGTTCGATTTCATTAGCTGTTACAATCGCTTCTTCTGATGATTGAGTTCTAATAATATTTTTAGAAACTTGTTCTTGTTTAAGACGAAGTTTTTCTATTTCATCCGTTGTTTTGGGTTGTTCGTTATTTAATTTTTCTCTTATAGCGTCATCTTTTTTGCCATAAGTTTTTCTATAAATGATTTTTTCATATTCATCAGATGTCATTTTATTTGTTTTTGTGTTAAAGTTTTTCATATTTTCTCCATATTTTCTTCTAGCCCAACTTGCCAGTGATTTTTGATTAATGTTGTTTAAATATCTTTCGAAAGAATAAACTGTATGAAACTTTTGTTCATACTCAACTTTATTTGTTTCTTTGTTTATTGAGTATTTAAATGCTCTATCATACATAAAATTTAAGTAATCTGTGTGTAAATCTCCCAGAAGTGAATCATAATTGTCTCTTTTTTCTATTGTTTCTTTTGAAATTGCCTTATCTTTAGCTTTGCCTTTAGCTTTACCAACACGACATTTACGACCAGTCTCTTTATATTTACATTTTGGGTTTTCTCCGTTACAATTAGAACAAAATTCTTGTTTAGGTCTAGCCATTTTTTTACCTCCTTTCTTGATGATAAATTAATTATATACTTTTATTTTAGACTTGTCAAGAATAAAAATATTGTTCGGAAATAACTATTGTTTTTATGCTTGTACATATTTATTGACATTTATTGTTCGGTTTTAGCTATTTTTTAATGTGCAAAAAAAACGTAGTAGAATATATTAACATTTAATTTGGTACACTAATAATTATTTTTCCGTACATTTTATTTTTCTTGTGTATTTAACATCTTTAACTAATAATTATTTTTTTAATGTGCAAAAAAAACGTAGTAGAATATATTATATTTAATTTGGTACACTAATAATTATTTTTTTTTACGAGTTGGAAAGCTCTAAGTTATAAATCACCTAATCAATCAAACAATAAGCTAATTGTGCTTACTGATACCATACTTTACAAACAGGACACACAATGCACTTACTTTCTGCCACTTCTAGTCAAATTGCGGTTAAGCGTAAAACAAAAGCCACTAAGGTGGCAATTATTTTTTTTAATATAATTTATTTATTTTTCCCTAAATCAAAATGTATTGCTGGCTGATTGTTCCATAGTTCTAATGTTTCCTTATCTACTTCTGGCTGATTCATGTATTCTCTGTTCATTCTAGCTCTTGTATTAACTACTTTAATTTTAATACGTTTCTTGTATTCCTGTTGTCGTAAGTACATTAAATATTTATCTCTAGCCATAGTTACCTCCTATAAATAGTATAACACAAAATGCCTACAAAGTCAATCATAGCTTACATAACAGAGGATAAACCAAACCTGAAAAGTGCATTTGATATAATATATATATCAAGTTGAGAGAGGAAAGCAAATGACAGAGGAACAGCTACTATTTAAGCAAGAGACATTGTCAGAAGTTGACTTTAACGAGTTCTTACTTAACGCTGTTGAATGTGGTTTGATTAATCTTGATACAGCTTTAATTTTTAAGGGAGAATAAAGAAATGAATAAAGAGCATATTTTATCACAAAAAGAAGTATTGACTCCGATTGAGTACGAACGCTATGTTAAACACTTATTTGATATTGGAGAAATTACTAAAGAGCTTTATATTGAATTGAGTTCTGACTTATGAGCAAAGCATTAGCAATTGACTTCAGTACATCTAATACTGGTTATGCGTTTCGTAACCCTTTAACAAATGAATATGTAGTTGGTTCAATAGCAGGTGGTAAAAGTAAAGATCCTTTGGAACGTGCAAAACAAATTGCTGACGGTATAACAGAAATTATTGAGCATTACAACTTGTTTGACTACTTTATTTATATTGAAGAACCTATCATCACGTTCAAGTCTAAGGGAAACATCTCATTGATTAGGGCGAACGGTTCATTCTTAGGAGTCATGCGTAACCGTCATAACATTGGGTATGTTGATATAAGTAATTCAATGTGGTGCGGTTATCACTTAATCAAAGGTAAAAGCAAAGCAAGAAAAGAACAAAGCATTGAGATACTCAAGAGCTATAACATAGTACCTGATGATGATATCAATGATGACCAAGCTGACGCCTTTTGTATCTTACTCTATGTAGAAAGTCAGGAGAATAAATGATTGTAATTAATATTGCCTTGGTTATTCTTGGCATTTTATATGGTGTAGGTT